CCAGTAATATCACCGCCATCTGGAAGAACTTGACTATCAGCCTGAGATGCAGCTGCCGCAGTCCAATCAGTCTCGTCATTAAGATCAGACCAGTAGACCTTACTTGTATTTGTACCATCATTAGCCGCTACTACGAAATCACGTACAACAGTCACATATTTAGCAGTAGGTGAGTCAGCAGATAAATCACCAAAATAAGTAGATGAATTCAGTGTCCAAGACTGTAACTTATCCTGACCATTAGCCAGAATCATCTTTGGGCCAAACTGGGTAACATCCCAACCTTCTACAGCCGTATAGCCAGACGTAGTTAAAGCATCAAGACTTGTATCGTTATTGTCAAACTTGTAGATTTGAGTTGTACTAGCAGCAAACAAAGTTGTTACGCTATCAAACTTACCTGCAAACGTTACGATAAGATCAGTGGCTGCATTAGCAGAATAGTCTGCCTCGCTCTTAAATGGAGCATAACCGTTAGATACTGGATAACAGTTCTTGGCATCCATAACAGCCCCAGTAACTCCAGGCTGATCTGGTAACCATTCGCCTAATAGAATTTTTTGCATTGCAATTAATCCATTATTCTGTAGAAATTTCTACAAATGTACCGTTAATATAAAACCATCCATCGCCAGGCGTAGGTTCCGTTTCACTTGGAGGCGGTATTTCAACAAGGGTATAACCTTCAGGTGGAGTGTATTCAGAAACACCATCCCATACAATAACGTTATCTACTTTGTTTGTCTGGTTATTAACCATTGCATAATTACTCATAACCCACCTTAATACGTAGTAACAATTACTCTACCTGCACCACCATCTGTGGCATTTGTATTTGCTGAGGTAGAACATCCACCGCCGCCACCAGGTTGAACACCGGCGCTTGCAGAGTTTCCACCTGCACCTCCAAATACTGACGTACCGCCAGCTCCAGTACCGCGAGTTCCACCACCACCGCCCCAACACCCTCTGGCGCCACCATTACCACCACCATTACCAGTACCAGCACCGCCGCCTGTATAACTATAACCATCTTGAGCTGGATCAGTAGTCGCATTAAGCCCAATAGTGCCTAGTCCTGATGGGCTTGGAGTATTATCATAAGTTGTTGTAGTATTAAAAACTATTCCACCAAAACCTCCTCTAGCAAAACCACCACTTACGTAAATAGATGACCCATTACCTAGGGTTACTCCAGAATTCCCTCCAGCGGTACCACTGCCAGAAGTTCCAGTGCGCCCTACACCAGCAGCACCAACTGTTACGGTTGAGGTTGAGCCCATTGTGTCTATCGGAACAGTTATTTCAAAATAACCTCCACCCCCACCAGCAACAGTATTTGCAGCAGTAGCATTCCTAGATCCACCACCACCACCACCCCACATTTGAATGCGAACCCAATTACCAAAAGCAGGTTTTGTCCAAGTGCCAGAGGAGTTGAATGTTTGAACGCTCTGAGTGACAGTAATACCACCAGCAAATGTCGCGTTTTGTGATGAGTCAATAGTTAAAGCAAGGGCTCCGTTAGTGCTAAACCTTAAATCAAATGCCCCACCAGCTCTATATATGTTTGAACCTGTACCAGTATCGGTATTATTATAGAAAGTAAGTATTGATTCTCCAGTTTCAGCAGAATCAAGAATTAAAGTAGCATCATCATCCGCAGCAGCACCAGAAGAATTAGATTTAACACGAATAGATGTATCGCCAGTACCTTGCACATCAAGTTCGTAGGCTGGAGAAGTTGTGCCAATACCTACATTGCCAGCAAAATAATTATCAGCTGTACCGTTAGCGTAGAAGTTATAGCGTCCAGTGCCAGAAGGAATATTTCCGTAAAACCCGTAATTAGTAGTTGCGCCTGTTATGTTGCTATTTGCGTGAAAACCATATTGTTCTGTTACAGCAGAACCAGCGCCTATTGTTCCTTGAGAAGCAAAAAAGTGATGCAACTTGCTTAGTGTATAAGCAGATGCGGTTGTCGATAATCCGCTAAACACACCATAGGCATTGCTAGTATTTGTGGATGGCAATACACCGTTAATTCCGGTAACAATTACCGTAGCATTTGGATCAGCATAGTTACCTGCAAGTCGTAGCTGATAACCCGAAGTAGAGGTTGAGCCAATACCTACGCGACCTGAACTATCAATCCGCATCCGCTCAGTAGGCGTACTAGCACCGTCAGCAGTAGTGCTAAATACTAAGCGACCAGGCATATCGCTTGTGCCAGGAGTTCCGTCTACGGCGGCATTAATTGATGCAGCCTCAATAAATTCTACGCCATCAGCACCAGTCCAATGGATAGAGCCAAGGTTATCCCCACTATCAACAAGATTAGTAAAGTCTCCAATTACGCTTGAGTCTGCCCGCTGCAAGTAAATACGAGACTGTACGTTAACGCCAGCTTGCCATGAATTCAAGGCAATAGATGACAAGGCACCGCTAGTTGCATTGGTCTGAAAAATAGGAGTTCCTACAGGTGTTGCGTAGTTATCCAATGATCCAACGTTTACCCGTCCGTTTAAATCAACTACAAACGGTGTTGAATCTGGAGACGCGCTATCTTCCACAACTAGCGCCTTACCTGATCCTGTCTGAGTAATACGCAAGGCATCATTAGTGCTTGCATCAGTAATAACTACGCCACCAGTTGCTTCATACTCAACTGATTTTGATGCAGGATACGTTACAAATACGTCCTTAGTTCCTGCTGAGAATGTTGTTTTTGTAGTACCGCCAGCACTTGAAGAAAGAACCGTATCCCTTGAAAGCGTAGTTCCAGAAGAAGTATAAGTACCTATACCTACTTCCCACTCAGACGAGTTCTGTCCTACGATGGCATAGTAAGTTGTATTGCCATTGCCGATAGCAGAGAACGACTGAAATCCTGTAACAGTACCATTAAGAGTAATAGTACCTTGGCCTGTTGTTGTAGTTGTCTGTCTTACTCGATCCGCTAATACTAAAGCCATTATTGCCTCATCCAAGAATTAGAACCGGAGCTAACTGTAGTCCATGTATTGTCATTGCTTGCAACAGGCTCCCAGGAGCTACCGCTTGCTGTCACTGGAGTCCAATCATTCTCTGTCGCAGGAACATCATCCCAAGTATTTGAGTCAGCAGGTAGATCAGACCATTCCTCACCAATAATTTGACCATTAGCACCTATTGTTGCTAACGCATTGATATAGCCAATTCCAGAGAATTCTGCATTTGCTAAACAAGTAACATCAGCGTTAGATGCTACGCTTGCAATGCCCTCATAAACAACACCGCCAATAGCAGATACAGTTGCTGTTGCGTTAACACTTCCAGAGAAGAATTGAACTCTTGCTCCGTTAGCTGTAAAAGTAGCAGCACAGTTAACGCTTGCATTAGCCTCATAAACAAGAGCGCCATTAGCAACTACGGTAGCTGTGGCATTAACACTCGCAGTTCCAAACAGGACAGATTCTCTAAGTCCTGAAAATGTACTCTCTGAAAATGAACTAATGCCGAACATTAGCTATCCTTAGGCCAAAGTAACGCTTAAGTTACCACTAGCAATTTTAAAAATATCGCCGCTAGAGATAGTCTTAGAAACATCCAATGGAGTGTGATATAGCAGGTTACCAGTAGTCAGAGCATCACGAATACCAACATGAGTTATCGTTCCCCAGGATCCTGTGGCTTGCGGGAATTCAACCGAAGCACTATTTGTACTAGCTCCATTGCTTGGAGCGCCAAAAGTAATAGACTGACGAGCATAAGAGCCGCCAGAAACTTCTGTACCAGAATCAGCATCAGTAGGATCGCTCGTATAAAGTGCCAGATAAACAGTTGTAGGACTTGTATATGCAGTGTTACGTAGCGTAACGTTAATCAAAGCATTTTCAAGATAATTCGACATTTCTGCCATGATTTACCTCACGTTATAAGACATTGCCATAGGTTGACCGCTGTACTCGCTAGACTGGTCAGCAGTTGAAATAGATGCTACAGAACGATCATACAAAGCTCCCCATACCTGCAATCTAGCGTCATTCATCAGGTAAGGTTCTGCCTCACTTAAAGCAGCATAAAGCAGCGCATCTGGACAGTTAGCCAGGAATACATTGCTAGAATTGCTGTCACTTAGCAGTGGAGGCTTTGCGTAATACAGCATCTGAGCCGTATATGCAGTATCAGGTATAGGCGAGAACTGAATCTCAGAGGCTAGTACCGTATAGGTCTTAGGAAGGCCAGCTTCACTAGACCGATTATTAGCGTAGAAAGCGTTAGGAGCCTCGTAAGACAGAGACGTAATAGGAACCGTATTCAGGTGAATATCACGCATCTCAAGGAAGTCTGAAGGCAAACCTACCGTAGAGTCACCAGCAGTCGTGTCAGCCGTAGCAACAACCAACATCTGACGGATCCGCAAGTCTCGACGTAGACGCTCCTCAGCCAGCCGGATAAAGTCAGGGATAACTGAAGTCAGATCACTACGAGCTAGGTAGTTCGCTATCGTAGTCTTTAGGTCACTGTAGCTCGTAAATGCCATGTCTATTTCCTGTTATTGTGCGCCTCAACAGCGCCATCTTCTACATCTTCCCACCGATACTCGTAAGTACCAATGTGACCAATATGCTTAGATAAACTATGATCTACGTAAGTCTGTATGCCAGCATCCAAGGCCTTGATGCAGAAATGTACATCCTCACCAATAATGCCCTTAGATCCCCAGCCTACGTCAAACCAAGGCTTAGGAACCTTCTCAAATACTTCCTTACGAATCATTACCACACCAAAACCAACAGCCGTAACAGGCTCTATGCCTTCCTTACCCATCGAATCTATCTTGTGCCAAGCGTGACTAATGATCTTGCCTTCATCATTCTTCTCAACCTGTAGATTCAGTGCAGTAGGCAGTGTCGGCTTACGTCTTGTTACAGCATTAACTCCGACAATCGGTACATCACGGCTTAACAAAATATCAATAGTGTCAGACGGAAACCGCATATCTGAGTCAATAAACAGAATCGCATCGCACCCTTCAGCCAGAGCAGCATCTACTAGCTTCTCTCTCTGATCGAATATCAACGTTCCTGCCATCGTATAGAGCTTTAGCCCATTGCCATCTTTAGAGCATCTCTGCTTTGAGTCTCTACCAACCATCTTGGCAAAGTCAAATGCAAAAGAAGTGTGAACCTCATCCCTAGCTGGTACGCAAGCACCTACGATCATACTGTCCCCCTATAGACTTTCCATTGTGCATTATCGGAACTATTCAGCCAACTTGCAAAAGCCGCATCATCTACTATATTGAAGCCTTTCATAATTCCCTTTTTATTCAAGTCATCAATGACCGTAAAAGGAATCCTGGCTATGTGGTGCATTTCATTAAGATGTCCGGTTCTCTGCTTGTCAGCCTCCAGAATTTGTTTGTTACTTTCAAGTATGTCAGTAACATCCTGTTTAGTCTCGATGATAATCCCGCCATCACCGTCCGAATGTACAACTTTTTGTCTATAGTCCATAAATCCTCATAGAAAAGCCCCCAACCATAAGGTCAGGGGCTATTTCAATTACAGCGACATATCCAAGTCAGCGACGATACCGTGAGCGGCTTCGTTCTTAACTTCGAGCGTAACTTCGACCAGAATCTGAGTCTTGTCAGCATCGCCAGCTTTCGCCAGTTCGACAGTCTGGAAAGGACGCAGATAGGCCAGAGCAGCGTACTCAGGATCAAGGATCAGAGCATCGCGGGTACGCATGAAGCGGTTAGGAACAACAGCCATGTTACCGAAGTCAGACACGTAGATGTCAGCAGCGCCAACAATTGCAGCAGGAGCAGCCGAACCAGCAACGTTATAACGGTAAGCAGAGATACCAGTGAAGCTCGATACCTTCTGTTTACCAGCAGCGCCAACCATCAGAACCTTAGGCGAACCACCCGAAGTAAAGACTTCAGCCACAACTGTTTTCAGCAGAGCCTCAGTGAAGGTACGGGTATTGCCATCGGTACGAGTCGAAACACCGATAGTCGTAGGATCGCCGCCGTTAGTCTGAGCAGACGAGTTAGTCTTGATCCAAGACAGCAGTGAACCCATCTTACGAGCTGACGAGTTGCTCGAACCAGCCGAACGACCCTGATTCGACAGCAGAATGGTTTCCAGATCGCGTTTCAGCTCTTGTGAAGCCTTAGCCAACTGGTAAGCCTTTTCCGACTTACGACCAGCCTTGTTGACTGCATCCAGAGTGCCAGAGACTTTGATAGTCTTTTGCAGAATCTGGGTGTAGTTACCAAGACGAGTAGTAGGCGACAGAGTAGCGTCAGAAGCGTCAGCACCTTCAACAGCAGCATTGTTGGTGGTAGCAGCAGCCAGCGAGTCAGTCTGCCATTCGTGGTAAACAGCAGTAGCTTTGGTCTTGCCAATCGAACTCATGAATGGAGTTTCGGTAGGCGAGATGTCATAGATTACGTCGGTCAAATCTTCGCGCTGACCGATTGCGTCGTAGGCGTTATAAATTGCCATGATTCAATCCTTTATAAAAAGCGTTCAAATACACTAGCTGCATCCCGAATACTTCCTGTAGATTTAGCTCGTGCCTTAAGTTTCCTTGTTTCCTCAGTATTACTATCTCTTGGCTTAGAAACACCCGGCTTAATTGCCTTAGGAGCCTCTGCAACCTTCTTAGTAATGCCTGGCTTTGCAGACTGTAACTTGTCGTACTGCATCGCCTTGTATAACGTCAGAACAGCCCGTGAATCAAACACGTTAGCCAGTTCTTCATCAGAGAATCCCATCTGCTTACCGTATGTGCGAATGTCCTTACGGATTACTTCGCCCTTAGACGGATCAGCAAACTCAGGTAACGCAGCAACTAACTTCTCAGACTCTTGGGCAACCATGTACCGCATCTGCTCTTGTCTGTCATATTCCTGCTGTTGAGAGATTTTCTCCCGTTCAGCACGAACCTGCGCTAACTGCTTTTCCTTCTGAGACATTTCAGCGACCTTTACGGCATAACCGATAGGATCAGTCTCTTTCAGGTAATCCAGATTCTCTACTTCTTGCGGCTGGTTCAACATCTGCTCGATGATCCCCAACCGTTGCGCGTATTGATCGCGCATAACCTTAGCCTCTTGAACCGCTTGGCGCTCGGCCTCAACCGCCTTACGTTCTTCTGCTACGGCTTGCGATTTCTTGGTGTAATCCGTGCCAAGTTGATAAGACTTGATAAGCTCATTAAGGGTTACCTCCCGTTCTTCGCCAGCGGCTTTGACACGGAATTTCTGAGGCTCCTCTTGCTCTTCCTCGCCATCATCTTGTTCTACCTCTGACTCGTCCGATTCCTCGTATTCATCAGATTCGGCCTCGCTTTCGTTAGCTTCTGAAGCGGATTTTGGTTCTTCCTGTTCGGAGCCATCCTCTCGATTCATCATGCTCAAGAAAGCGTTAGCTGCACCTTCTACCGTTAACTCACCACTTCCCTCAGGAGTCGTGTTTTGAGTATCGCTCATGTATGTTTCCTAAATTATATCGGGAACCGCCCGACTCGGGTTACAAAATCTTCATCCTTTTCTCATCAATAATCTTCTGAGCAGAAAGACTTTCGAGATAGGATTCAATCGATTCTAAGACTCGGAGTCGTATATACGCTTGCTCACGAATCTCAGTATCACCATAATCACTCATTGCAAACTTGTTAAGCTCTGCTCCTCTGAGATTCTCCATCATCTCTTGGAACATATCGTCTTTAATCAGGTTAAGCGCCCACTGAGCTTTATCCACCTGTCAGGCTCCCTAGTTCCTTGATCGTCTTTAGGACAATCTCGGCTTGTTTGTTACGGCTATCCTCGTCAGCCAAATCCATTGCTAGGATTGCTTGCAACTGCTGAACAGCCAACTGAGCCTCTCTAATGCGAATGTCAGCCTGATCCTTCTGGTTCTGCATCTGCATCTCAATACCCTTGCGAGTGAACTCAGCCTCTAGCGTCTGACGTTCCAGATCCAACTTAGCAGACTCAATCTGAGCCTTAGCCTGTGTTTTCTCACGCTCTACCTGCGCCAACATCTGCGCCACTTCTGCCTGAGCATCTGGCGCAGGTGGCTGTGGCTGAGACAACTGCTGGTCTTGCTCAGGAGTAATCTCATTCATGAAGGCACTAGCATCCTTGAAACCAGCAGCCTCAATGAACTTTGCTAACGTGTTACGGTATTGACCGATAGAAACAAGCGGGTTAGATGGGCCATAAGCCTGAATAATCTGCTCTTGCTTGGCCAAAACCATCTGGAGCATTGTCAGCTTCTGATCCCTATCACCAGAGCCAAGGCCAACATTAACCGATACATCGTATTCATTAGACCAAGTGCGAGGATCAAACTGCACGTACTTGCCACGCATACGGACAATCTTAGGCTTATCCTGGTACTTGCCCAACAGATGCAAAATGCCCTTGAACAGGCTCTTAACACCTGTCTCAGCAAAGATACGGGCAATCAACTCCAGTTTTCCAGAGTTAGACTTGACCATTGCAGCAACAGCAGCAGCCGTTACGTTAGACAGAACATCCGGATCAAGGCCTTGTTGTGCATCGTTAACACCGGTGCGCTTAGTCTGTACCTCGTCCATGTACTGCAACATAGGCATAGCCTGACCGAAGGTAGACTGAACCTGAAGCGGAACCAGAGCGTTAGCACTCTTAAGACGGACAATACCGCCAGGAGTAGCATTCAGCAGGTCATCAAGGTTTACCTGACCATCAACAGCGCCAACTCGATTATTATTCGTTAGATAGAGATTATCGAGAGACTGACGAGTAATGGTGGACTTGATAAGCTGGATGTCCATAGTCCTATCTGCCAGCGACTGACCGAAGAACTTATGAGGGATTGGAATAGGACAGATGCTGTGGAATGGAATAAAGTCGCAATCTTCATCTTCTAGTATTTCCGATCCGCAATAGACAATACGACGCAACTCAGCGATACCGTCATCATTCTCATCAATGCGGATATAGCACTCGTAGACCTCAACCGTCTGCATTGCAGGGTCAATAGCCTGAGTCTGGTCTGGCTGCTCTGAGTTATCAAACCTAGCTACACGCTCAGGAGAGAAACTCAGATCGTCATAAGAAGGTAGCTCATCTACGATGTCTTTATCGTAGCCCATCGCAATCAATTCTGACCGCTGCATGAGCTTTCGGTGAGCTACAAAAGGAGCATCCTCAATGTTCCGAGCAGACTTGGAAATGAGGAACTCCTCCGGAGGTACGTTCTCAATCTTAACGCAGCCGTACTTTTTGACCCGTCTAACCGTAACGTCATACGATGGAGCCTCAATAGGCATACCCATCATATCCGTACCAGCAGGGATCATCTCGACCTTCTGACGGACTACCTCAAGTGATTCATCCGACAGCAGGAGAGCCAACTCATCCTCAGTCAGATTCTTGTATTTCTCTTTAGTAACGTCTTCCTTGGCATCCCAGTAAGATTTAACAACGCCAACCTTCTGGAGCAGCGCATCTTTAAACCAGTTATGCAGGATCAGCAGACCCTCGTTCTCACGGTAGAACACCCAGTTACAGTAATCGGTAGCCTGTTTAGCAGACTCCTCATCATCAGCAGTCTTAGGCTCAAAGTAGACAATATCCTCAGTCGTCGTAAAAACTCGGATAAGTTGCGGCAATGCACCATCAATAGCCTCAGCTACCTCACCAGTGACAATCTGGCTGCGACCTTCTACCTCGTTACCGTACGGATTACGGAGATAGTAATCTAGCGCCCTACGACGCTCCTCAGTGGTTTCTGTCTCAAGATAGCCGATAGAGTCATCTATCTCAGCTTCTACAATGCCTTTAATCTGGCCTTCATCCATCTTCATAGCAAGCCCTTACAGGAATTTTGCTTATTATACAACCCATTTTGCGTTGATAGGCAACTCTGTAGACCACGAATCATCGCTCTCGTCAAGCCCTATTGCTAGGTATCTGAAGGCATCTGAGTAATGGCTAGACCAATCATGCAGAGGCTTGTCGTAGAACACCTGCTGCTTCTCGTTATATTCCCTACGGTAGTTGCGTATAGCGTCTAGTCCAGGCTTAGTCTTGTGGTCAAACCAGCACCTCGGCAGAATCCTGCGGACAGCTTGAATACCGTCAGCAACAGACAGTCTAGGCGCAACAGTAATCTCAAGCCCAGCCTCGTTAAGAACCTCCTTGCGGCTCTTGCCAGTGCCTAGCTCCCTTACCTCAACGTCATGCGGAAGTATTTGCGAGAAGCCCTCGTACCTGTTCTCCCTGAGCCATGATACATACCAGTCCAGACCGACACCGTGGTTTTCGATGCAGTCGATAAGCCTGATTTCCTTGCCAGCCAACTGAGCCACCCATAGACAAGTAGAGTCACCCATACCAAGATCCCAAGCAACAAAAGACTTGCAAAGGTCATCACGGTCAATAGTCGTAACCCTAGACTTGGCCTCGAGATCGTTAATAATCTGACCATAGTAGCTACCCTCGACTGCTGCATTAAAGGAACATTCAAACTCTTGCTGGTACTTGTCCTCGCCCATCTCCTTACGAGCAGCCCATAGCTCTTTCTCGTTAAGGATACCTGTCTCACTGGCTCTGAACTCAAGCAATGACCAGCTTTCAGCAGTCTGCGCCCTATCCCTGAAGTCAGCAAAGTGGTTCTTGCCCTTAGGCGTACCAATGAACAGGCACCAGGTAGGAGCCTCATCAGTATTGCGGTCTGCTAATGCCGGTCTGATAACCTCGTTCCAGATCTTAGGATTCTGATCTCCGATCTCATCCAGGACGACACCATCAAAGTACTGGCCACGGAGAGAGTCAGCATTATCAGAACCATAAAGACTAATCCTTCTTCCCCAGAAGTCAACCCGAAGCTCCGAGATATTTGCAGTAGCTCCCAAAGGACGAGTAAACTCCAGCAGATAGTCCCAAGCGACACGCTTAGACTGAGCGTATGTAGGAGCAATATACGCGAACCGAGGATTAGGTTTCTTGCACTCAATGGCAGCCTTTATCAGATGGTTGATAGCCGATACAGTCTTGCCCATACGACGATGAGCAACTACTACCGTAAACCTGTGGTTATCTACAGCCTCATGGATCTTTAGCTGCTGATCCCTTGGCCTGTAGGCAATCTCGATTACTTCTGCCATGTAACCACGTGCTGCTGAGGAGCGCCGTCAAGACCTGTTACCTCAGTCCTAGCCAGCTTAGGAATATGGTACTCAGAGAGCTTCTGGATAATGTCCAATGCCTTATGAGGATCCTTATCAGCCACCTCATTAAGCCATCTATCCATGTTAGGAGCATTGCGCTCTAGTAAGTTAGCTATAGCTTCTCTTACGATAGTAGTGGACTTATTAGATGATCCCTTAGGTCTACCAGGGCCAGCAGTACCGTCTCCTACTTTCCAGTTAGTTTTAGTTTCTTTAACTTCTGATGTTTCCATAATTGCATTATCCTTTGGATGTCATGCTTACTTCTTAAAGTAACTTTCCATATTCTTTACTACCTGACGCTCATATTGCTTTTTTGTTATTTCTTTATTAAGTAGCTTATTTTCTAGTTCTTGGCTAAACCAAGGCGCTTTAGTGCTTAGTGTTTCTTTATTGGCTGCTTCTGGCAATTTACCCATCAACTTGCCTTCACCGTAAACTCGTTGATAAGCCGTTCCTGCGTTTTCAGCGTTGCCCCATAGATTCCTTAAGCTAGCTTTTGCTGCATCTGGCAAATTAGCTACAGCCTGTGATTGCCCTAAGTATTGATTCAAGTCAGCTAATGCTTGTCCTACTGGCATAGTAGAGTAATTAACCGGTGAATCAATTCCATAGGCTTTTGCCTGAGTTACTAAGTCATCTATGGCTTTTCTAGCTGTTATTTCTGCAGGATTAACATTTTTACCTAAACTTAAAGCAATTGGAGAAACAAGCAATCCACCCTTTGCCAATGCGGCTTTGGTAGCAGTTGCTGGATTTAATGCTCCAGATACAAGCTCTGTTGTTTGGTTTAATAATCCTTGTTGCTCAGGAGGAAGCAATCCTTTGGATGTTAAGTAAGCCGTAGATCCTACTGCTTCTTCTGGTTTAAGTAAGCCAGTTGCTGTAAATGGCAATGCAGCCAGATCAACAAAGCCTGTAGCTAATTGAGGGATACCCCTAGCTGCTGATAATCCCAAGCTTTTTAGCGTTTCCTCAAGTGTCGCCATTGAAAACCTCGTACATATCTGGCCTATTGGCCTTTATCCACTCTCGTGGCTCCTCATGGCATTTACTGAAGTCCGTCCCTACTGTCTGGCTTCCTGCATGATGCACATAAGCCCTAGAGACAAAATGCCGAAATCCTGCTTTTTGCAGGTCATGGCATATTATATTATCGGAATACCAATTCGTGCTAGGAAACTTGGCTGTATCCCATGCCTTACGAGTAACACTAGCAAATATAGGCGCAATCACTCCTGTGGGCTTAATGTAGGACTCACTCTCCCACCGTAACCCTACCTGCTGATCTTCCTCTACTGGAAACCTAATGTTCTGGTCAGGCAATACATAGTCAGATCTGGCTCCCAAGAATCCGAAATTTACGCCGTTTGATTCCAGAATTTCCGCATCTTGTTTTAGCAAATCTATAGCACTAGGTGTTATAACAACATCGTCATTAGATAGTATTATTGAGTCGTAACGTCCATGCTCAAAAGCATAATCTACCGCTGCATTGTAGGCATCACCGAAATTATCAGCTAGGTTTGGCCTCCATACCAGATTAGGCAGGATTGCTTTAGCTCTGTGCCATAAGTCCAGACTGTTAGCTGATAGATATACAGGCATCGTAGGTGCATAGACCTTGATGCTCTCAAGTAATATCGTTACGCCAGGATTGTTGACTGAGCAGATTACTATAGCTTGCACAAGGTTACCTTCATGGACTCAACAGCCCTCGGAGTTCTCAAGATTTCCTGATCGTCAGCGCCTTTATCAGACATTTCTGAGCCAAGATCCGACAGCTTGAATTGGAGTTCTTCTAGCTTAAAACCTGAATCCCAACCCAGATACCAACTCCACTCTGTATAGTACAGCCAGCTATTCTCATTGAATGCTCTTACGTGAGTAGGATCCTGCCAAGCACCTAGACTTAACTCATACGGCACGGAAATAATGAACTTGCCACCTACCTCTAGCAAGTCTCGGCAATTCCTCATTGCGCTTACCAAGTCAGGAATATGCTCAAGAACATCGTTAGCCAGAATAGTGTCAAACATCTCTGGCCTAATCTTGATCTGTCCGAATCGGGTATTTACTAGCTCACCCCATTGGACTTTAGATATGTCGCATACCCAGTCAGGTTTTACCCTAGCCTGGATATCCGAATTTAGGCAATCTTCTCTCCAATCTTTGCCGGAGCCTAGATTTAATATCATTTTTTCTTGTTTCTAGCGGAAATAGCTGCTGCTTTCTTCTTGGCATCTGCCTTACTGCTAGCACCCCATGCCTTCAGGGATAGCAGTAGACGCGTAGGTTCACCGTTAGGCTTCTTCTCTGGGCCTGGCATATTGCCCATACGGGCTAGGAAACTTGCTCGTCTAGGATTGTCTCCTGACTTAACAGGAGCCTTCAGGTCAGAACCAGGATTCTCAGCCTCGTAAGACTTACGGCCTTTTTCGTTCAGGCCCCCCTTGCTATTCTTCCCCGCCTTCTTCGTCCATGCTGCTGCCATATTCTTCCTCGCTATCCAGTTTAGCCATCTTGAGCATATTCTTCTGCTTCTCGGTCATAGGCTTAGTTATTGGGCCACCTACTAGCCAAGCAGAACAAGTACGATCAGCCGCACATTTAAACTCAAAAAGCTCACAATAGCCTAGCTCTGCACCGGCAACAACCTCGTTAGCGTAAGTCTCGTCATCCGATTCCTCGCCCTGAATGCCCTTGATAATGCAGTCCATCATCTCAGGAGTCTGGATAAATGCAGAACAGTTACCGCAGTGCATTGTCTGTGCATTCTCTGGAGTCGTAGCCCATTCCTCAGCACGTTTCTCCCAGAAGTCTTCAGGTTCCTCTGGGTTTGCTGGGCCATAGCCTACGTTTTTAAATGCCCAATCCCGATTCTTCAGGTTAAGTTGTATGTCTGAGCAGACTTTAGGACAAGTTTTCATTTCTTCTTACCTTTGGCTGTTTTAGCTGCTTGCTTAAAGTCAGCCTTAGTAGGAGCGCCTTTAGTTCCAGGCTTCTTCATCTTCTCGCCTGAACCCTCGGCTATGCGCTTGCGCTTGGCATGAATATTGGCGTAAAGACCGGCTTTCATTTCTTGGCCTTCTTCTTAGCCATGCCAGCCTCGCTCAAGGCAATAGCTACGGCTTGCTTCTGAGACTTGACTACTGGGCCGCCTTTGCCAGAGTGAAGTTCGCCTTTGCCATACTCACGCATAACTTTAGCTACCTTCTTGGCTGCTTTCGTCTTCTTCATTTAGAATCTCCTGTACCTGCTGTGCTAGCTGCAATTCGGTAACCTCGTACCGACGCTCAAAGGCTTTTCTTCCCATGCCGTGATAGCCAGTATTTCCCCTGTGATGCTCGGGACAAAGTGGGATAGTTGCGTAATTAGAATTCCTGACACCCATCCCCAAACCGATACCACGGATATGGTGAATCTCAGCAGGAGTGCCAATATAGCCAAGCCTATAGCAAATTATACAGCCTATATCAGCTACTTTTGACAAGTATTGAGCCTCTTTTTTACGCACGATTCTTACCTTCTAAGCGTTTCTGAACGTCCAAAACCAGATCTTTAATCTGGTCTGGATAGTAGTATTTAAGGTTTCCGAAGTGCTTTAGACCTAGCTCGTCTATCTCATGATCCGTAAGCTTCCGCAGCTTCAGCGGCAATTCGCTTGTCTCGAATAATTGCCTTTGCCGGATCATAGCCTTCTATCTGCTCGGCTTCGTTACACTCTGGGCAGTATTGCAGACCACTCTCACCGCTATAAGGATCGTTTCCAGTAGGTACATCATCCCAATCCATTACGTAACCGCAACATTGGCACTGAGCCAGATTTGAATCGTCAATCATATTATCCTCCTATTGTGTCGATCTATCTATATTCCGATTACTAGCTTCTGGCCTTGCAAATTCACCAAAAAATTTTTCTGCCGCAATTTTGTATGCTTTTGCAGCATCTTCAATCTTTTCAAAAGATCCAAGGTTGTAATGTTTTTTATTTTTACTTATTTGAGCCATCCATTTATTTGTATCTTTTCTCCAAACAACCCCCTTATATCCGCTAGTATTTGATTTTGAAATAACGCTATTTGCAGTATTAAGGCTTTGATTTGCTTCTCTTAAATTTTCAATCCTGTTATCAAAAGAATTGCCATTGATATGATCTATACATTTTGGCAAGTATCCATGATGCATAAGGAATATTGCTTGATGTAAATAAATTTGCTCGCCACATACGTTTAACCTAATGTACCTTTTACCTCTAGTAACAGTATTTATCCATCCAGCAAAGCTGCCAACTTTTTGACCACCAGAACTAAAATTTCTTAACAATTTACCGTTATCGTATGAAAATTGTTTTTTTAATAATTCTTGTGTAATCATCTTGTAGCCCTATCAATTGATCTGTTACTAGCTTCTTGAGTTCTAAATACATCAATCCTAGCTTGTGCTGCTATCAACATCCACCGAAGCCTTTCAGCATCTTCTACAGCCTCCCTAAGACCTTCCAATAACTCTAAATATTCTGGATGGCTCCTAGCATAACTGTCTTTATCGGCAATAGTATTACCTATTGCATTTGCGTAAAGTATTGCCTTTTTAGACTTACGGAAATTCTCTAGGTACGTAACCTGAGCCTTAGCCTGAGCATATTCAGCAGAATGCCGAATCATGTAGTCAATGGCTTCATGGGGATTTATTGTTTTCATATAGTTAATCCTTGCTCCCCTAGCATTAAATTATTTTGCAAACTTCAAAGACATTTTTGTTTTTACGGCTTTTTGTGCTGTTTCAAAAAAACCATTTTTTCTGCAAATTTTCATTGTGCTATTTAATGCTGCTTTTACTTTGCGCTTATCTGCATTAGCAATTATTTTGTCTTTCATGGCTAGCTCCTATGAATTAATATTTTGCTATTAAGCCGGATTTCTCCGGCTATTTATTTATTAATTGTTTAATTGGTTCGCGGCATCAGTCAGACTTGCAGCGTAAAATCCGATAATGTGTGGTTTTGCAACAGAGTACACATTAGAAATTGTGCGCTGAACCCAGTAAGCCCGATCTCCTGATAATCCTGTTGCTTCGTATTTCCAAACTGCGCCACACTGTTCTGTAATTATGTTTTGATTCATGGTCAGCTCCTAGTGATTGATATTGTGCTGCTGTGAAAGAACTATAGCATAGTATTCTCCAAGTGCAACATAAATATTTCTATCGGTTACTATTTATTGATAGCTTTTATTTAGTTGCATATTGGTAAACATAATCAATGGCTTGAGCAAATTGCTTTCTTGTTAAAGATAACTGTAAGTTATCAGTAAGCACTAGCCCGTCACCTATTTCCCTCAAGTCGCTACCGGATAAGCCCCATTTTCCAGACTTATCAAACCTAGCCTGTACCTTTAGCATGGCATCTAACCCTGTCCTGATCTGCTTTACCTCATCTTCTTTGCCAGAAGCGTTTGCAGCCACTACGCCAATATTGAGCCTAGCTACTATCGTATTCCAGCTAAACTCGTCTCCATAGCCCTCACGTAGCTTCATTAGCTCAGAATGCGGAGCTAGTTGTAATGCAGTCTCAGTCTCCTGGTTATGCCTGATAGTTAACGGTAACGTCTTAGGAACAAACTTCTTAGGCTTTCTTGGCTTCTTATTTGCAGGCATCGTAAACCGCTTTAATTGCGTCCTTTGCGTTATTGACCACTGCTACCTGACCTCTCCAGCCTGTATGCCAAATCAACTGCTGAGGAGTTAGCTTGCCATCTCCGTCTTTAAGCTCCAGTAGTACGTTATAACGTCTACCATTCTGGCTATGGCCTATCAATAAATCAGGACAACCTTCACCTACCTTATGTAAGTGTTGGACAATAAACCCCTCTGCCCGTAACGCAGCAACAATAGCCTTCTGGTTTGCATCTACTCGGTAAGCTCTCAACGCCAATCTCCCTTTGTTCCTCTATTTCCCTTAGCCCACTGTTCTTTACAGTCATTGGCTAACTTTTCTGCTACGGTATCACCTCTGGCTTTTCTGACCCTAGCTAGGTAATCAATAGCCTTATTCCTATCCTCAGCCCTCCAGCGTAGTACCTGCCAGACTTCACATTGGTGCCGGTACTCCTCATTTGAATGAGATTTCATTGAAAATTCATGCACTAAATCGCCCTTTATTATCAAAGTCCATCGGCATAGCGCCAACTCTCTCTATAAACTGCTGACTCCCTGCATGATAATAAAGACCATACCACTCCTGAGCCTCGCCATTCCTCTGCTTCTCACACATTAGGTAAGCGTCTGGCTGAGTCTCGTCTATCTGCTCTCCCCTGTTCCGCATATTTTCTTTCTTCTTATTTCTCCACATTAGGAACACGTTATCTACCTGATCCGAGATAGATCCAGAACCCTTCAAGTCATTCTTATTCGGCTGTTGCTCCTCATTGACCAGCTTGCGGATATGGTGAACTAAGTGGATGTGTACCGAGTGATCCCTAGCTAATGCCGTTAGCTCATCAATAAAGTTCTTCTGACCGTTAAAGTCATCCTCACCCTTAACTCACTTCATTAGGCTGTCGATAAAGATATGCTTGATTCCTAGTTCCGTAGCGCAATACCTTGCCAT